TATTCGCGGTGGACGTCGCTGCTTTTGAACGAGGTGTTCTTCGTCTGGTGCCCGGCTGTGTTGGTCATCAAGGGCGCTTCGACGCTCTGGTCTCTTTTGCGTACAACGCCGGTCTAGGGAATCTCCAGCGCAGTCAGATCCGCATGAAGGCCAACCGCGATGACATCGAGGGGGCCGCAGATGCGTTCATGCAGTGGACGAAGGCTGGCGGCAAGGAACTCCCGGGTCTTGTCAAGCGGCGCAGAGATGAGCGTGCGCTGTTCTTGAGGTAAGCACATGCCGCTGAAGACACTCCAACTTCGCCCCGGGATCTTCCGGGAGAACACTCGCTACGCAGCCGAGAACGGCTGGTATGAGTGCGACAAGATCCGTTTCCGGATGGGTCAGCCGGAGAAGATCGGCGGCTGGAAGCAGGTCAACAGCAACGCCGGGAGTTTCCTCGGCATCTGCCGCGCCTTGTGGCCCTGGAGTGTCTACCTCGGCATCGGCACGAACCTCAAATACTACGTGTACTACGGGGTGTACAACGACATCACGCCGATTGATGTCTACACGCTGAGCAATCCGTTCACAGCTACGACAACTCCAATCGCTCCTCTCACAGCGGCTTCTATCACCGTCGCGCACACTGCGCACGGGCGTCTTGTCGGTGACTACGTGCAGTTCGACAACGTCACGGGCCTTGGCGGCAACATGACCCAGGCTGTGCTGGAGCTTGAGTATCAGGTGGCTACTGTCATAGACGCCAACAGCTATACCTTCAACGCCCGAGATCCCACCACGGGGCTGCCTGTGCTTGCCACTGCAGCGGACGTTTCGGGTTCTCCTGGCGGCGGCACGACGGTCCAGGCGCAGTACCAGCCCAACATCGGCACGGCCATCCAGTACCCCCCGCCCAGCGACACAGAGGGTTGGGGCTTTGGTTTGTGGGGTAGCGGCGGCTGGGGTGGCGACCCTGACCCGTTCGTGCCGGAGCAGATCGGCCTGTGGAACCATGCTAACTTCGGTTCAGATCTGATCTACGGCCCCAAGGGCGGCGGGATCTACTACTGGAACTCTTCTTCATCAACCTCGTTGACAACACGAGGTGTAAACATCTCGACGTTAACCGGTGCCAGCGACACGCCTTCTGCAGCACTGTTCCGCCTCGTCTCGGATGCTTCGCGCTTCGTTCTGGCCTTTGGCACGACGGACTACGGCTCGTCCGCGCTCAACCCCATGCTGATCCGGTGGTCGGATCAAGAGTCAGCCGCCAACTGGTCGCCTTCTGCGACTACTCAGGCTGGAAGCCTGACGCTGTCCCGGGGCTCTGAGATTCAGGCTGTAGCGCAGACCCGGCAGGAGATCTTGGTCTGGACTGACACGGCGCTGTACTCGCTGCAGTACCTCGGCCCGCCTATTGTGTGGGGCTCGCAGATCCTGGCTGACAACATCACCATCGTCTCTGATCGCGCCTGGGCTGTGGCGGCGGGCGTTGTGTACTGGATGGGCGACGAGAAGTTTTACGTCTTTGATGGACGGACGGCCACGCTCAACTGCGATATCCGAAAATTCATCTTTGATGATCTGAACACCAACCAGAACCTGCAGATCTTTGCCTCCACCGTGGAGCAGTTCAGCGAAGTGTGGTGGTTCTACTGCTCCGCGAACTCCACCGTCATAGATCGTTATGTCGTTTACAACTACGCCGACAAGGTGTGGTACTACGGCAGTATGGGTCGGACGGCATGGAACGATGCCAGCGTGTTTTCCAACATCCCGGTTGCGGCGGACTACAACAGCCAGCTTCTGTACCATGAGAGCGGTTGTGATGATGGGGCTACTGGCACATTTCAGCCCATCGAGGCGTACATCATCTCGTCGGAGTTCGACATTGATGACGGCCACAACTTCGGGTTTGTCACGCGGATGCTGCCTGATGTGACCTTCGCAGGCTCTACCGCAGCGGTTGAAAACCAGTCGCTAACCATGTCTTTGCTGCCTCTGCAAAACTCTGGCTCAGGGTACACGCGCGGTGTGACCAATGTTTCTGAGAGCGCCAACATGTCCGTGGCGCTTGAGAGTGAACGTACCGTGCAGCGCGACCCCACGGTAAGCGTGGAACGGTTTTCGGGTACGGTCACGCCTTACGACGGCAATCTCTACATCCGTGTGCGTGGGCGCCAGATGGCGGTGCGTGCGAAGTCTACTGGTCTGGGTGTTCAATGGCAGTTGGGCAAGTTCCGGATCGACCTTCGTCCTGATGGGCGCAAGTCATGACAATCTGGGCCAACATCATCAAGCGGTTCAGGGCTCCGGCCCTGCCGGTCGCAACGCGCACCTACGATCCGCAGTATTTCGATAAGCTGCTGAGCATCCTGCGGATCTATTTCAACCAACTGGACAATCTTCTGGAGCGCATCGTGGACGGATCTGCAACAACTGTCCCGGTATCAATTGGCGGCACCAACGTTGATGCGTTTGGCCGTCTGCGCACCAGCAGCCCGCTGACGCTGTTTGATTCGTCGCACCGTTTTTCGGACAACAACCTTTGGGTAAACGACACTTCAGCCGCCGGAACCTTCACCGTAGCGTTCAATGCCGCCCAAGGTCTTGTGGATCTCACAATCAATACGGCAAGCGGTAGCAAGATCATCCGCGAGACGACGAAAGTTTTCTCCTACCAGCCTGGAAAGAGCCTGCTGGTGATGTCCACGTTTGTGATGGCTCAAACAAAAGCTAACCTGCGCCAACGTGTAGGCTATTTTGGGGCTTCAAACGGACTCTACCTTGAGCAAAACGGCAGCAATGTATATTTTGTTGAGAGAAGTTTTGTAACCGGTGTAACCACGGACACTCTTGTTGCACAGGCAAACTGGAACCAAGATCCGCTTGATGGCACGGGTCCGTCAGGTATCACGCTCGATCTGTCAAAAGCGCAGATCTTGTACATGGATATTGAGTGGTTGGGCCTGGGCACTTGCCGCTTGGGGTTCATCATCAATGGCGTGTTTGTTCCGGCGCACAACTTCAATCATGCGAACCTGATCACAACGACATATATCACCACCGCTTCCCTGCCCCTGCGCTACGAGATTGAAAACGTGGCGGGCACTGATTCGTCGAGCACGATGAAGCAGGTTTGTTCGACGGTGATCTCTGAAGGGGGCTACGAGCTTCGAGGGTTGCAGCAAGCTGTCGGCACAAATATCTTGACGCCAAGAACGCTGACGACTGCAGGCACCTTGTACCCTATCATCTCAATCCGACTCAAGTCTACCCGCTTGGATGGCATTGTCATCTTGACCGCGCTGTCCATCATGGGCATCACCAACAACACCAACTACCAGTGGAGCGTGGTGGCATCAGGTACGACTACTGGGGGCACATGGGTGAGTGCGGGGACGAGTTCGGCTGTGGACTACAACATCACAGGCACTGCAACAGCAGGCGGGCGCATCCTGGCTTCAGGCTACTTCCAGGGATCAAATCAAGGGTCCAACACCATTGACATCTTGAAGGAAGCCTTGTTCTCTTTTCAGCTTGAACGGAACTCATTCACCGCCACGCCCTACGAGCTTACGCTTGTATGCACGTCGTCGTCGAATGGAGATCAGGTTCATGCCTCGATGGACTGGGAAGAGATCAGCCGGTAATTTGACTCAGTGAGGTAGAGATGGAAGGTGACCAAGGCCCTGGCGGCTCTGACCTTAGCGGCGAAAACTTTGGGGACTACAACGACCCCAGCGGAGCATCTGGGCTTTCTGCCGGCCCATACTCACAAGACGTAGCGCAAGCAATTGCGGACATGTTGGGCACGCCTCTTGGCGAGGGCGCTGCAACAGGTAGGGGCTTTCATTCGCCAGGGGTCAGCTACGGCACGTTGGCGGGGTTGCAGGATGCGGGCTTCGGGAAGATGGACATCCCAGGCTTCACCCAAAACGTAGAGCAAGCGCTTGCTGCTAGGAATGTGCATGACATTCTCAACTACGCTGCTCCTGCGTTTGCCGGTCTAATCCCTGGCTACGGCACCATCTCCACTATCGGCAGGGTAGGCGCGGGGCTGATGTCCGGTACGATGACGCCTGCGCAGGCCCTTACTGCGGGGCTTGCAGGAGCGCTTGGAGCAAGGACAGGCATCCCTGGTCCCGTGTTTGAAGGCATCCTTAGCGGAGACTTTGGCAAGGCCGCAGGGGCTGGCGTGCAAGGAGGTCTTGCATCGCTGGCAAACAGCCTTACCGGCAGTCCGCTTGGTGGACTGGCGCTTAATCTATCCGGTATCGGCCCCGCAGTCGGCAAAGGTGTGGCTGAAGCGGTGTCTGGCGGCACGGGTGGGTCAAGGTCTGGTGGCTTGGGCGCAGCCCTCGGTCTGTCTTCGGCGCCGTCCCAGGGGTCATCTCCCACGGGTAACACCTACGGCGACGCAGGTGTCAACGCAGACACCTATTCTGTCCTGGCAGCGATAGAACAGGCAGCGCAAGAACCCAAGCAGCCCGAGTGGTCCTCACAGATGACCGCAGGACGCTATGGCCCCCTGATGGAATATGAGTTTGGAGCGTGATATGGACGAGTTTTATGATCCCGCAGGTTTTTACGACGACAGCTACCGCTATGTTCCTACTATTGGGGCGCAAGAAAATGTTTTTGACCCCACCTATGGCGATCCATACGCGAACTACACTCCAGATAGCAGTGGACTCGCAGGTCTCTTCAGCGCTGCCCTTGGCGGTGCCAAAACCCTCGGTACATCCCTGCTGACGACGCCGCGTGGCATTGCGACGCTGCTGGCAATGATCTATGGTGCACGCAACACGAGACCTGACAGCGGGGGCATCAACCTGAACCTCTCCCCGTCCAAGGTCACACGCAACATCGTCCCGGGCAAGTACGGCCCCGTTGCGAAGACCTCGTTTGCCGCTGATGGTGGACTCATGCAGGCATACGCTGCCGGTGGCATGGTCACTGGTACGCCGCAACGCCCCCTGCCCATGGAGGACGGAGGCTTCGTCATGACGAAGAAGGCTGTAGACGGTGCAGGCGGGCCGCAGGGCCTCGCGCAAATGCTGCCTGGGGCCAAAATGATCCACGGCCCAGGTGATGGGTCTGGTCGAGATGACCGTGTCCATGCCAGAATCGGTAACACGACTCCGGCCAGGGTTTCCAGCGGCGAAGCCTACGTTCCGAAAGCAGTTGTTGATGAAGCAGGTGGGGCCAAGACGCTCTATGCCATGATGAACCGGCTTCAAAGGAGCGCATGATGAACACCAATGTGAGCCCAACCGGCACCGTTGCCCCCGGCTTTGAGGGCTACCTCACGGACATGCTCAATCGTTCGTGGGGGTTGGCGCAGCAGGAGTACACGCCCTACACCGGCCAGCGGTTTGCCTACGAGACGCCTGAAGGTGCACCGGGCTACTCCCCGCTGGAGGAGAAGGCATTCACCAGCCTGGGCGGTATCGGCTCGTATCAGCCGGGGCAGTTCAACACGGGCCTTGGTCCGGTCGGGTCCGTTCAGGACTACATGAACCCGTACCTGCAGAATGTCGTTGACATCCAGGCCCGGGAAGCCCGTAGGACCGCTGACATCAGCCGCAACACCGAGCAGGCTCGCCTTGCCCAGGCCGGTGCCTACGGCGGCAGCAGGCAGGCCATCATGGAGGCTGAGCGTCAGCGCAACCTGGGGACCCAGATCGGGGACATCCAGGCCAAGGGCCTCATGGCTGCGTATGAGCAGGCTCAGAAGCAACGCCTCGGAGAGGCGACCCTTGGGCTCGAAGGTCAACGTCTGGGCGAAGCCTCGCGGCAGTTCGGTGCTGGTCAGGACCTGAAGACCATCGCGGACCAGATGAAGGCTGGTACGCTCCAGCGTGGCATCGCGCAAGAACCTCTGGATTTCGGCTACAAGGAGTGGTCTGAGTCCATGAACTGGCCGTACAAGCAGCTTGGTTTCATGCGTAACATCGTCAGCGGCATGCCTATCGACGCGCAGCCCTATCAGCCAGGGACGTCGTCATTCGGCTCTGCTATCCAAGGCGGGCTGTTTGCGAATAGCATCTACGACATGATGTTTGGGAAGAAGTAATGATGTTCAATCCTGGGCAGTCTCAGTCTGGTGGGCTTGGCAGTGCGCTGGCCCAGGGATCCGGCGTGCCGGATGATCAGTTTGCGCGTTTGGCTACGCAGTCCATGCAGCAGACCGGCGTGACGCCGATTGCCATGCTTGCGGATCTGGCTCGAAGGATCACGGCCAAGAAGAACGCGATGATGAATCAAGGGCTCCAGGCAGGTGCCCAGATGGCCCGCAAGCCTGCGACTCTCAAGGACGAGATCGACCAAGAAGCTCTGGCTCTAGGGATCGGGTCTCAGCCGTATGGCTACGCCGGGGGCGGACTTGTCGCGTTCCAATACGGTGGTAAGGCAGAAGAAGAGCCTCTGACCACAGAGGACGTTGAGTCTGCAGGCCCCGCGGACTTGATGGCGCAATTCGAGGGAAGTACGTACGCTGACACTCTGGGTTTTGGAGCGACGCCTGAAACCATCGCGTTGGATGCGCTACGTGTAGCTAATACATTACAAGAACGTGAGCGTCGGGAAATCAAAGAACGCTACGACTTTTTGAAAGACGCAGCGCCAGATACTGCTGCAAGGATGTTGCGAGAAAACCCATGGCTGGATCCTGATCGCTCTGCGCCGCCGCTGCGTGGTGCTCCTACGCCTGCCGCCGCTCGTCCCTCCGCTGCTCCTACCGCTACTCGTCCTCCAGCTACTCGTTCTCCCGCTACTCGTCCTCCCGCTGATACTCCCCCTGCCGCTGCACCTGCCGTCCCGGCTGACATCGCGGAGTACACAAAAGCCGCTAACGCGGGGATCGCTGGCATGGAAGGTAGGGGCAAAGTGACCCCCGAAGAACTGCAGCTTCGTGAAGCACTGCTCGCCGCGCAACAAGCGGAGCGCCAGCAGCCTGTAGAGTACAAGGAGCCCGAAGGGCTGACCACTCGGGAGATGCTCCAGCTTGCGTCCTTCGACCCCACAAAGGGTAAGTGGATGGGTAGCCTTGCAGAGAAGGCTGCTGGTGTCATGAGCGCTCGGGAAGCCAAAGCGGAAGAAGCCAAGAAGGCCAACCGCGAGATTGACGCTGCAAACCGCAAGCTCAACACGGCCTTGGCACAACAGCGTCTGGCGTACTCTGTCGGGGATAGACAAGCCCGTGAAGCTGCAGATCAGGCGGTCCTCAACGCCAGGATCGCACTGCGGGAAAAGGTCATCGATTTCGGCTTCAAGTCAAGCGACACCGAGTCGAGACGAATTTCGGCGGAAGCGGCTAGAGCCGCTGCAAACCAAAGAACTTCAGGAGGTATGACCGACGCCCAGAAAGCGCAGATGCGGGATAAAGCAACTGACAACATTACTAAAGACCCGCAGTTGCCCGCTAGAATTTTGAGGGCAGAGCAGGCTGCTAAGAAAGACGGTAAACCGTTCGACAGAGAGGCATTTGTTGCAGATCTGATTGAGAGAGAAACCGCTAGATTGATGGGAACTGCGCCCGCGGCTCCCTCGTCTGGCGCTGGAACGGCACCTGCTGAGCGTTCAGGCTGGACAGTCCAAGAAGTCAAGTAGTACCCATGGCAACCTACCAAGTCACCGCACCGAACGGCAAAACCTACCGTGTCGAAGGCCCGCCTGGAGCAAGCCAGGAGGAAGTCATCCGTGCGGTGTTGGCGCTAAAACCGGAAGCTGGTGCACGGCCCCCGGAACCTACGTTCTTTGGTCAGGTTGGTGAAGCCTTCAAGGGGCTGGTCCCCGGTGCTGTCGGTCTAGTCGAAAGCGCTGCTATTGGTGCCTCTGCTCTTCTGCCAGAGGAGCAAGAAAGTGCCGCTCGTGAAGCTATCGCCAGGATAGCTGGTGCCGCCAAGGCGCCCTTCGCCCCGGCCCCGGGGTATGAGCAGACAGTCGGACGCAAGCTCGGTGAGGCTGTAGGTTCCACAGGACCGTTCCTGGCCGCAGGCCCCCTCGGGCTGGCTGGTCGTATCGGCGCTACCGCGTTGGGCGTTGGTGCCGGTGCAGGCGAAGCGCGGACCCGGGCCGAGACGGAGGGAGCTACCGCTGAGCAGCGGGGCACGGCCACCGCTCTGGGCACCATCCCTGGCGCCTTGGAGATCTTCGCGCCGTTCAGGATCCTGTCTCGCATCCCCGAAGGGGAAGTGCTCACCGCAACGGCCAGGGTCAAGCGTGCGTTCGTTGCTGGCGGCGAAGAAGCTGCGCAGGAAGCCGCCTCGGGCCTTGCGCAGAACCTGATTGCTCGGGGGGTGTACAAGCCTGAGCAGGCTCTGATTGAAGGGCTTGGTGAACAAGCCGCCTACGGGGGCGCTACCGGTGCCATCGTACAGGGGCTGATGGACCTTGCCTTGGGACGTCGCGCCCGGGGTGCGGGTGCTGAGCCTTCTACCGGCGAGCTTGCGCCCATCGATGTCCGCCGTCAAGAAGCTGCCAGGGCTGAGGCCGAGAAAGCCGCCAAGACCGCCCCTGCGCAGCCCACAACAGCACCGCCGCCCCCTGAATCTGCTCCTGGCGAAGCTGCTCCTGGCGAAGCTGCCCCTTCCACCGTGCTCGACGACGCTGCTGTTCGGGCGTTGGGGTTTGCTCCCGGCAAAGGGAAGCGGAAGACCTTCTACGACAAGCTCGTCAACAAGGACCTGAGCAATCCGAAAGACGTCGAAACTGTCCGCAGTATCCTGGAGAACTTTGTAGAGAAAGCCCGCAACCAAGGGCCGGAACTCAAGGGCGCAGCGCTCAAGGCGGCGCAGTTCTTGGAGACGTTGCCAGCCAAGGAAACGCCGAAACCTACAGAAGCACCCAAGCCTCCCGCTGCTGTAGCACCTCTGACCGCCACGGAAGCGACTACACCTACGGTAGAGGAAGCCGCCCCTGTGGCCGAAACTATCACTGTAGCGGAACCCATCACTACGGAGACCCCAAGTGCGTCCAATGTTCCAACTGAGCCAGAGCCAAGTGGAGCAGGCGTTCCAGTGGCTGGCGGACCCGCTGCCGTCAGCCCCGCCCAAGGAACTGGAGCCACTGAGCCAGTACGAGTGGTTCCTCCTGTCGAGGATGTTGGACAGCCTCCTGCAGGAGAAGGACAGCAACCCCCTGCAGTAACGCCCCCGAGCGAAGCCCCTGCGCCTAAGCCTGCTGCTCCCAAGGCAACAGAGCGTGCTACCACTGGTGTTGAGTACACCGAAGAGGATATCGACCGGGCGGTGGAAGCTGGCTTGTTCACAGAAGAACAGGCCGAGGTGTACCGTGCAGAACTGCGTGGGGAAGAAGCTCCGCAGACTGCTATGGGTTTGGCGTTTGAACGTCGTGTAGCTGATCTCAAAGCACAGATAGACGCACTGAAGCAGAAGAATGGTAGGGCACCTGCACCGAAGTCAAAAAACCGCGCCAAATACGACGAACTCAAGGCGCAACTTGATACGCTTCTAACTTCTGAGAAAGGTGATCTCGTTGATCGTCTGGAGAAGATGGGTGCATCTGGCGTTCTGGGTGCACGCGGGGAACGGCCTGTCATCGACCTTGATGCAGTGAAGGAGAACCTTCTCAAGGCCCGTGCGGAACCGGGCATGTACCAAGCTGTGCTTGCTTACATTGGTGTGGATGCCGAAGGCAACTACCTGCCCACCACGTACTCCCGCGAGGAAGCCGCCGAACTGGCAGGAATGGAACGTAGCTCGGGTGCGAATGTGAGCCGCGTGGCCCAGGCAATGGGCATCGATGCGGAAGCAGTGAGCCGGTTCCACGCTGGTCAGACTGACATTATTGTTCGTGGCAAAAATGTGTCTGAAGCAGGCACTGGCGCTACCGATCTTAAGCCTACCCGAGGAGTGCTATATGAAGCTCCTAAGGGAAAGAAGAAAGCTAAAGTCGCAGACCTTCTGAAACCCGCACTTACAGAAACAGGTACGCTTGATTTTTCTGGGCTGACTGACAAGCAGGTTGCAGATATCTACGCTAGAGCTTCTAACTACGATCCTAGTAAAGGTAACAACCGCGATGTCATCAAGCAGCTAAATGAAGAGATCGCAGTACGTACAAAGAAAGACCGCAAGTCCATGCAGTCGGCACTTGACCGTGCCTACAAATTTGTACGGAAGGAAGAGGAAGCTGCACTAGAGGAAGAGGAAACTGAGCGCGCTGAGGACGAAGCCACCGAACCTATCGTTCGTGAGGGGAAGACTGGCGCAAGAAGGTTCAAAGGGGAGGAAAAAACGTCTCTTGAAGATGAAGACGTTCGCTACCGCACTATTCCTCAAACCCCTCTCGTCCAAGGCGTTATCTCCGATGCCCAACTCCGCAAAATTGTTGCAGACATTGAAAAAGCGCTGGGTGGTAATCTTGACATCACCGTCCTCGATGACGTCACCGATATAGACAATAAGCAGGTTGCTGGGTCGCGTGCTGGTGCGGTAATCAGAGGCAAGGTCTATCTTTTCCGTAGCGGTATCAAAGAGGGCATTGAAGGTCAGAAGACTATCTTCCATGAAGTCTTTCACAAGGGTCTAGCCAATCTGTTGTCGCCCGCTGAGTACCGGGCATTGATGACGAAGTTCTACAACCAGAGCGCAGCGATGCGTCAGGCGGCGGACGACTACCTCACTTCGGAAACCGGGAAGAAAGACACTAAGGGGATGAGCCGGGAAGAAGCTCAAGTCCTGGCAGTGGAAGAAGCGCTCGCTGAAATAGCAGAGCAGACCAAGCTCACTGGCTCCATGCTGCGGCAGCTTGGGAACTTCTTCGCCCGGTTGGCCGAGCGGATCGGTATGCCAAACCTTGCTCGTGCGATCCGCACGATGGGCCTCGACCCACTGCAAGCCTTCATTCGTGAGGCTATCCAGGCAGGGATTGGTTCTGGCGGAGTTGGAGTGGCAAGGTTCCGCACCGTCACTCCCCAGACCGAAGCTGCAACGGCGGGTGTCAACGCCATCGGTAAGGAGTCCAAGAAGAGCCTTGCGGATCTCCTCAGGCGCAACCCTGCGCTGGCTGCACGGATCAAAGCGACGGACTACCTTGCAGGGCTGGATGACATCTTCACCAAGGCTTACGCAGGGAAGGTGCGCGACGCTACGGGCAACCTGAACCCCATGGTGCTGATCTCCCGGGCACTCGACCATGGGCGTGTCAGCCTCGAAGCCATGCGTACCGGGGGCTTGAAGATCAAGGACGGGCTTGTCCAAGCTGCTGAACTGACGGTGCCTGAGGACTCGAAGGAGTTCCCGTTCATCGCTGGCAAAACCATCAGCTACCAGAAAGATGTCATCGAGCGTCTGGCGAAGGAAGCTGAGAAAGCTGGAACGACCTACGAGAAGTACCGCACCCAGGTGGACACCGTGCTCTATGGGCACCGTGAGTACTACCTCCGTGAGCACAACCGTGAGGTTGAAAAGCAGGCACTGGCACTGGAAGCAGCGGGCAAAACCAAGGAAGCTGATCAGCTACGTGAAGATCAGACCATTGAGTTGCTCATCAAGGATGACGCCAAGCTGGATGCGCTTGAAGCGGAGTTCCAGAGAAACAAGGACATCCAAGAGATCTCCCAGACCCTGGATGCAATCCGCTTCAACAATCTGGATGTGCTGGTCGAAACCAACCGTCTGTCGCCTGAGAAAGCCCAGGAGTACAAGGACAACATCGGCTACATCCCGTTCAAGCGGATTGTTGAATACGAAGCAGGGTTCGACACTGCTAGGGGCGGCAACCGTGGTATTGCTGCACTGAAGAACATTCGGAATCTGGAAGGTAGCAGCCGAGAATCGCTGTCCGTCATTGAGAACTTCGCAGGGTTCATGGACTGGTCAACCCGCGAAGCCATGCTCAACAATGCTTCCCTGTCCGCGTTGAAGGACATGGAACTGCTGAAGCTCGCCAAGAAGGGGGCCAACAACGAAGTCGGCGCTACCGGTGCAAACGTCAAGGTGTACGACAAAGGGGAGAAGGTCGAGTACTACGTCCCTGATCCGGCACATGTAATCGCGTTCACTTTCCAGCCGCCGGAACTGTCGTCTGTCTTCAAAAAGATGCAGACTGCTTCCAATATCCTGCGTGCTGGTGTCACCTCGATGCCACCGTTCGCAGTCAAGCAGATCTTTGACGACATCGCACGGGCCTATGCCTATTCCGGGGTGAAGAACCCCATGCAACTGACGGCTCGTATTCTTACCAGTTTCCCTGCGAACTGGTACCGCGAAGCGTTCGGTAAGAAACAGAATGCCACTGTCCGGGAGATGGCGAAGCTCGGTATCTTCGGCACGTTCGATTTCACCAAAGGTGGGAACCTTCGGGACATCTTGGAAGAGGCTGGTGCAGAGGGTAAGTCTGTTGGCAAAACCATCATGCGATTCATGGAAGCCGGTGCCAAGGCTTCCGACGTTTCTGTGCGCCAAGCTATCTATGAGCAGGTGCTGAAAGAAACTGGAGATGCTGCAGCGGCAGAGTCTCGTGCCCGAGAGATCATCAACTTCTCCAGGCGGGGCTCAGCTAACTTCATGAACACGATGATTGCCATCGTGCCGTTCTTCAACGCATACGCCCGAGGTATGGACAAGCTGGCGGTGGCCGCTGCGGGCAAAGCTGTTGGACAATCGGTAGGACAAGCTAGAGCGATGTTCTACAAGCGTATGGGCGTGATGACAGCTATGGGGCTTGCTTACGCCCTGATGATGTCTGATGATGACGAGTACAACGCACTGCCCGACCATGTGCGGGACACGAACTGGATCCTCCCTTACGGTAAGGATCTTGGCTTTACTCCAGCGATCCCCATTCCTGCCGAACTCGCGTTCTTCTTCAAAGCTATCCCTGAGCGTGTAGTTCGCTACTACAAACTGCAAGGGACGGATGAAGAGAAAGCAGCTATCGAGGTCGTGGGTAATTTGCTGAAGCGTGGGGTGGACGTGTTTTCGTCCCCCAACGTCACGCCGCAGTTGCTTCGTCCGTTCGTCGAGAACATCACGAACTACTCGTGGTTCCTCGGTCGCCCGCTTGAGTCGCAGGGCCAGCTTGCACTGGACCCCTTCCAGCGCTTCGGCACCGGCACATCCGACACCGCGAAAGAAGCGGCCAAGAAGCTCGAAGATCTGTACCAGACAACTGGTGTAGAACTGTTTCGCGTTTCTCCAATCAAGATCGAGAACGCCATTCGGGGAATTCTGGGCACGACCGCAGGTGTAGCGCTGGCTATGACAGACGCGTTCATCAACCCCACGCGAACTGACCGCCCCCTGCACCAAATGCTCGCTGCCCAACTCACAGGTGCGTCGGCTGTGATGAAAGACGCTGTTGGTACGAGGTACCTCGACGAGGTCTATGATCTGGAAAAGGATGTCAACCGCGTCAATTCAACGTACAATCGTATGTTGGAGCGCGAACCTGAGAACGCTGACGAGTATCTGCGTAAGAACGTAGGCTTGTTCTCCATCCGCCCTGCAGTGTCGTCCTTGATGAAGACAATCAAGGAACTCAACAACGAAGCTGCTTTGGTTGACCGTACTACGGAGATCGATGAGGGAGAACGACGCATGCTGATCAACCAGCTACGTGCCCAACAGAACGAGATTGCGCAGCAGGTAGGGATGCTGCGTACCCAGGCCCGGAAGATCCAGCAGGGGATGTAAAAAATTGCCCCCGGGGAGCGAACTCACCCGGGGGCCAACTAGGAGGGAGACCGACTCAGGAGCAATCGGCGGGGCGGACTATACCTCACGCCAGATGCGGATGCCAAGCATCCCGTCCTCGATCCGTTCTGCCCATGTGAGCTTGAACCCCACGCGGCTGTAGCGGTGCACCAGCACCCACGCCATGGACCGCGCTTCCAGGCACGGCACGAAGAAGCTCTGACCCGGCTCAAGCCACTGCGGCAACCGGTACCTGACGCCCCTGATCGTGGCAACCTCAGGAAGTTCATGCGGGAGCCGACGATCCATCGAGGTCATCGAGGTTCATCAGACTGCGGGCGTTCTGGAATTCCAGCACATCGACCGCCCCCAGGTCGGTACGCCAGCCAGCGCCCATGCGCTTCTTGGTGACGTTGACCGTGCCTCCGGTTTCTTGCTTGAACAGCGGACCTATCTCCTTCGCGTTGATGTAGTTGGTGGCGCACCACTTGGTGAACTCCCGCTTGTTGATGAACAACGTATCGGTATCAGGTTCGTACCTGATGATCAGTTCAGCCTGAGGTTCCACCCTAGGTGCTTCCGGTAAGCCGCTGGGTCCAGTCTTCCTGTTGACGATCAGGATGTTCCTGATATTCTTGTTGATGAACGACGACACCGTGCTGGATGCAGTGGTGCTGACAGCCTTCAGTTCATCACGCAGATCGCGCACCTTGTTGACGAGCTTCTTGGCGATGCGACCGATGTCGTATCTAGTCAGCCCCAGGTGGTTTGTCACCAACCCTGCCGAGACCATGCAGATCACAGCGTTCAGCTTGTACCGTTCGGTCTGGGTCCAGCGCTCCATACCGTAGATCTTGTCTCTGGTGTTCTCCCAGATCCGCTTCACTTCATCAAGATGCGGGATGACATAGCGCATGAATATGTCACCGGCCAGACCGTAGTTGTCCAGAATCTTGTTGAACGTCAACTGTGCACCGAGCACATCGTCAGGTAGGGGGGTGTCCAGGCGGATCTCCAATGACCGTGCAAGTTCCCCCTGAGGATCAGACTTGATCGTTGATAGCCTATCTTCGAGGGTAGTGTTGCTCGACATAATAGTGATCTGCTTCCAACGGGTATTGTTCACACGCTCCGCGTTGGTGTTCGCCTGCATTCTGTCTCTAGCACGGCCTTGCGTAGAGTTGTAGAGCAGGTCAGAGATCTCCATGGGGTCCGCGTTGGTCATCTCGTCGATGGTGACGATGATGCCGTTCATCAAGCCCATGCGGTGTATCTTCGTGAGCTTCGTGTCCTGCGCGTCCTTCATCAGGTTTACAGGGTCTCCGAAGATCGAGTTCGCAATCCGCAGGATGGTGGTCTTGCCCGTGCCTGACTTCTTCGAGTAGTAATTCAGCACAGCCCCGCTCTCAGGGGACAGATGCATGAACACACTTCCGAAACCAGCCAGCACACCCGCCGCGTGCATATCCATCTCGGGCTTGTTGTACAGATCGACTACGCTCTTCCAGTCATCGATATTGCCTTTGGGTGTGAACCAGTTGACGTAGTTCTCTAGGGGCTTGGACGTTGGGCTGTGAATGACGCCGTTGTGCGTGTATTCACGATTACCGATAACGAAAGTGTTATCAGCGGTCCAGCCAAACTTGACTCGCATGTTGTCGGCTTTCTCAGCTTTTTGCAGTTCTTCGATCATCTTGCTGAACAGCAACTGCAGGCCACTCAGTTGACGATCCTCAAACGCAATGACCCCCTCACGGTTTACGCAGTCCCGGAACTTGTCCTTGGATGCGACTTCGCTTTGTTGTATCGTGAACTCACGTACATCGTTGTGCGGAAGATGGTGCCTGACCCAGAGCGTGTCGCCACCACCATGGTTGTCGCGCATCCGCCGGTAGATATAGATGTCGTAGGGGTTGACCAGCACGGTCTTGTCCCCCTGCGGGTTGTACTGCTTCATGTACACACCGCCAGTAGCGCCACGCACGAAGGGTGCCGGGTAGGCCGGGATCGTCTCTTCGCGGTCTTCGACCTTGACCGCCACCGGTTCGGTCGTCGTTTTGATCTCTGCCCCAAGCTGGATCGGGGACGTGATCTTGCCCAGGTGCGGGCACTTCTCACACAACGGCCCCTCGTCCAACCCCCTGAACGTCTCACAGGTGTACGGTCCCTTGGTCAGCGAAGCCTTGGCCTCGGTCTCCTCAGGGCTGTAGTTGGGGTGGTTCTTCGAGATCTCGTGTATGGCCCAGTCCCTGTCCTCGCAGTGCTGTGCAATCGACAGCACGCCGCGCCACAGCGGCTCGGCAAGGGTCTCAGGGTTGCGGATCGCGTTGTTGATCTGCTCGCAGCCGAAGCTGCCAACAGACTTCATCCAGATGGTGTGAAACTTGTTGGTCTTGTTGGGGTCAACGAAGAGCTTCTTTGTCTCCTCTATCGAGCCCTTGGACAACGCCCGCGCTTTGGCGAACATATCCGCTTGGGATACTTCGACGCCAATGATCTCGCGCAGTGTGTTGAAATCATGGTGCTTGATCGGCGTGAGCAGCGCGACGGTAGCACCGTTCTTGGTGTTGACCGTGCCCGGAATACGCAGTACCCGGACGTAGTCCGCAGTGCAGGCACCGTCAACCTTGAAGTTCTCAGCGACACACCTGTGCTTCAGAGCCTCAGCTACCGCATGCCATTCATGCAGTGCGACGCTGTCGTTGAAGATCCAGTGTGCATGGATACCGTTACCCGAGTCGATTAGCGTGGGTCTTGGCAATCCAACGGAAGTGCAGAATGTACGCAGGGCTCCTAGCCCTTCTGCTTTGTCTTTGTATGGTTTTTTCTCTCCGCAGTCTATGTCTATGTACAGTTCGCGCTTCGCTACGGCGTTCTCTGCGTTCGCTTTTTTCTGCGCTCCAAACCCTGCTGTTGCGTAGTAGAGGTCGAGTCCACTATGAACAAGCTGCTCCGCTTGTTCCGCCATCTCCTCGAATGATGACGAGAAGACATTGCGACGCTTGTCCGTGGGTTTGTGGATTAGCCGTAGTACATAACGCGTGCCTTGTGGGAGGATGCTTCTGAAGAAGTCTGTGAAAGCCATGGGGGCACGGGAGTAGCCCAGGTGCGACGAGCACCGGGGAAGCTGGCTGGGGGAGGGTCACGCCGGGGGCAGGGTGGAACGATAGTACGCCAGCACGCGCTCACGCAAGTGCTTCGACACATCTCGCTTACCCGAGAACCAGCGGTAGACCGCCACCTTGGTCACGTCCAAAGCGTGGGCAACGTCAGCCACCGGGACCTGCCGGTGTATGCAGAGCCGCCCCAGTTGGACGCCAAGCAGGCTTGAGTCTGCATCGGCGTTGAGCCGAATGATTTTTGCGGTGTAGGGCATGGTGGTAGGTGGGGCGGTCCCGGCGCAACCCGGGACTATTGCGGGGGTAGGAGACCTTTGGAAGGAGCCCCCGCTCACGCGCTTGTCGCCGCCCCGTTCAATCAGTCGTCAGCGTCGTCGCCCCACTGCGACAGGATGTTGCTGACATCGGGCACCGCAGGGGCCGGTGCCTTGGCTTCACGCACAGCGGGCTCTTCGACCGGCGCAGGGGCCGGGGTGGACTTGGTGACCTTGAATCCGCTTGCCGCAGGCTTGGGTGCAGGAGCAGGCTTCGGAGCGGGCGCAGGGGCCACAGGGGTGGGCGCGGCAGAGAACACCGGCATGGGGGCCGGAGCGGGCTCAGGCGCAGGCACAGCCGTGCCGTCCTCAGGTGCACCGTCCATCTCACCCACGGTCATCGTCACAGCATCGATGGCAGCGGGCTCGTCCTTGCGAGCGACGATGGAGTTGTACTCGTCCACTTCCAGGGGACGCACCGCATTGAACGTCACCTTGACACCCTCAGCCTCAGTGTCGAACCGAAGCTCGGTGACCACCGCATTGACCTCGATGCCATGACCGCCCAGGAAACGAGCGTACTGCTGCAGGCCCATCTTGCGACCTTCGCCTTGGCTGAAGATCGACGCAGCGGGGATGACCATCGCGTAGATGTCACCTTCCAGATCGTTCTCCAGAAGCACAGCCAGACGGCGTTGGAAGCGGCAGGCACGCGAATCAGGACGGTCCCCAGAACCCTTGATGTTCTGCGGGCACTTGTCGCAACTGCTGGCCTGGGGTGCCTTCACACTGGGGTGCGGAACCTTACTATCATCGGACCAGCACACAGGGCGCGACTTCGTACCCTTGACGTACTTCTCCGCGTAGAAGCCACGGGAGTTCGCACTGGCAGCACGAACCACCACGATGTTCATCGAGCGGTTCTCGTTCTTGGCGACCTCTTGCCCGCCGACGATGAGGCGGAACACACCGCCTTCCAAGCTGATGCGCTTGCTGCTGGTGCCCATGAGCGACCGGGTCAGGTCGCTGAGTTCACCACGCTTCAGGTGTGCAGGCAGTTGACTGCCGTTCTGGAAAAGAGTCATTTCAGACATTCAGGCTCTCCTTACAGTAACCGTGTACTTGGTTTCGACATTCATGCCCTTGGGCATCTTGTCTGGATTTGCTTTGAGGAACTCCCCCATAGCTTTCTGCGCAACGCGCCTCTCAAGTAGATCGAGTGCTTGGTTCTCCTTAACGAAGTTGTGCATGGACTCCCAGTCGGAAGTCCAATAAGAAGTCCTGACACCACGGATGATGGTGCCTGCGCTGGTCTTGATGCTATCGCCACCAGCACGCTTACAGACATCGAGCAGCGTGTGCTCGATGATTTCCATCTGGTCCTTGATGGCCTTGTCCTTGGCCTCGTACTCTTGGGTCAGGGCGGAACGCGCATCGCGCATCTTGATGTACGCCTTGACGAGTTTTTCAGTGGGCACTTGGGGTGCCTCGATACTGGGCTCCATGGGATCTCCTAGGGGTTGAGGGTTCAGAGTTTACGTGGCAACTTTGGATGTGTCAAGCACCTCCTGGCGGTAGAGGTCGAGCAGGGTGCTCATGTCCTCGGTCTTCAAGTCCAACGCGTCATAGAGCTTGCGCTCCACCTGGGTGCTGCACAGCCGCACAACGAGGCAGGGGTTCTTCTGCCCCGAGCGGTGCACTCGGGCATTGGCCTGATGGTAGGTCTCGTTCGACGTCACAGGCCCCCACCAGACCACGGTGTTGGCTGCGTGCAGGGTGACCCCGTGCGAAGCTGCCGCAGGCTGGATGAGGAGCACTCGCGGCTCGGGCTGGGTCTGGAAGTCAGCGAAGATCTTGTTGCGCTGCCCCACGGGCACGCTGCCATCGATCACTTCAACGGTGTACTCATCCTTCTTGAGCTTCTCGTGCAGTACCTTGATGGTGTGCCGGAAGGGGACAAAGACCAGCACCTTGTGAGTGCTCTCTTCGATGGCTTCCAGCAACACGTTGTACCGGGTAGTGATGTCGAACTCAACCGCGTTACCGTCGTCCGAGTAGACCGCACCGCAAGAGACTTGCAGTAGCTTGTTGAGATTGGTAGCAGCGTTGACTGAGGTCACGGTCTCGCCCCCTGCCGCCATGATGAACTGCTCCTTCAGCAGCTTGTAGTACTTGGACTGCTGTGGGGTCAGAGGCACGTCCCGTGTGGTGTACAGAAGCTCGGGTAGATCCAGGCAGTCGTCCTTGGTGAACCGGATCGCTGGCTGCAGAACTTGGTTGACGATCTCTTGTGCGTTCGACTTCGCTTTCCATTTGAACTGCGTGACCTTGTGCATCACCCGGTCCCGGAATGCGTAGAAATAGTTCGGCACAGACGTGTCATCCATCATCTTCGCCAACCCATAGGCATCGGTCGGTGCCTGCGAGGCAGGGGTACCGGTCGCCATCCACAGCCACGTATTGGGGGTGATGAGTTGGTTGATGGCCTTCCAGCGCTTGGTCGTCGCTGTCTTCACCGCGTTCGCTTCATCGATGATGATGAGGTCAAACCCCCCGGCTTTGAGTTCGTTGAGGACCGTCTCCACACCGTCGAAGTTAATCACCACAAACTCAGCGTCTGAAGCGATGATCTTGGCCCGCTTCTTGCGGTCACCGTAGGCCACGTCCACCCTGCGGTGCATCAGCGTCTTGAACAAGTCCGCCTGCCATGCCGGGGCCATGATGGACAGCGGGCAGATGACCAGTACCCTTCGTACAAACTTGCGTTCAAGAAGGTAGTCCGCAGCCCAGGCGAACGAAGCGGTCTTGCCCGTGCCCGGGTCATTGAAGCAATACGCCCGCTTGTGCAGTGTCATGAACGCTGCGGTCGTCTTCTGGTGCTGGAACGGCTTGAACACCCCAGGCCACTTGTAGCGGCCCAGGATGGGCGATGGCACATTCTTCACACCCAGATTGCGCAGCACCCGCGCTTCGTCCAGCCCCCACCACACCAAGACGTCAGAAGTCCCAGAGCTTTGGGCGACAACTTTCGCCTTCGGTATGGTGGCTAGAACCCGCTCGGGGTTGCGCAGCCGAAGCAGAAGCGCTTTGTTTTCAATGATCTGCATGGTCTGGCGTCCCGTGCTTCGCATCCCAACGCCTTATAGCTTCCGTGATGATGACCTTCCATTCTTGTTTTGACAGTCTTTCTTTGACCACATCAACAATTATGTTTGGTAGACCACGCATCTGTTTCCTCGGCTTGAGGATGCTGAGTTCTGAATTACGTTGGTTTATCTCTTGCCCTACGATCCTACGCTGTTCCTTAGTCAACAAACCATCTTCAAGAAAGGAACGCAGATAAATAAGCCGCGACCGCAGGCACTCTATCTTCTGCTCGTCGGTGAGTTCTTCGGGGAGTTCCCAACCCAGCAGGTTCACCCCACGTACTGAGGGTCGTGTAGAGAACGAGCCCTCACGGTTATAAAACTGCTCACTCCTAGCGGTACTTTTATACATATGTTTCTCACTTGAGCGCGAACTTGTGGTCTTCCACCATCTGCAGCAGCCGCAGAGCTTGCGTCTTGGCATCGTCCAGCGCGACGTGTCCAGTACCCACACGTCCCACCCTGGTCTTCATGAACATCGCGGAAATCGTCCGGTAGCAGCGATCATTCCAGAAGTGCCAGGGCACATCATGCTTAACAGCACGGTAGGCAGCGGTTATCAGTGCATTGTCGAAGTTCGCACCGTTACCCCAGACAATAGCCGTGTCCAGCGGGGGCATCCACATGGTGAACTTGGTGAGTGCTACTTCGAGCGAGAACTCCCCCTTGAACGCAGCCCGCCGAGCTTCGTCAGACTGCTTGCCCCACCACTCCAGGGTGCTCTTCTGCGCACGCAGCCCAGCAGCCTTGCACGATTCCGGGTCGATGGTGACGTAGAACTCTTCCCCCAGACCTTTCTCAGCGCTGAATTTCACAGCACCGATGCTGAGGATGATGTCCCCCGGGCGGGCGCCCAAGGTCTCGATGTCTACCATTACATGATTCTGTTGCATTCTCCACTCCAAAAAGACATCCAGCCCAAGGGACAAAGTCCGTTGAGCTAGCGTTTGCCCCGATCCCCGGGGCGGGGTTACTTGCCCGAGTTTGGGCCTTTGAAATTCCGTGCGCTGTTCGCACTGAACGACTTGAGCCGCACGTTCCCGGGCTTGCTCTTGCCGCCATCCTTGATAGGAGTCACATGGTCGAGGGCCTTGCCCCTGCGTGAATCCCTACCGTTCTCTTTGTCCCAGGCTCTGCGAGCACGCTGCCGTTCGGACTGCTTGGCCCTGCCACCGTTGGCGAGGAAGTCCGCGTACTCCTTCTTGTGGTCTCTGTCCTTCATGTCCTTGTAGGGCATGTCAACCTCCGTTGGCCCCGTTGTGGGGGCAGGTCGTTACGATGCAGTGCCGCTTACACAGCCCTGACGGGCTAGGGTTCCACACCCCCAGGTTGTGCGCAACCTCCAGGCGGCGCACGTCCTCCATCCACTGTCTCCAGTAGAGCTTCTCTTGCGCGGCTTCGTAGTCCGCTGGCTTGAAGTTGTTGGCAACGACGAACAGCAGCCCCGCCCGCACCTTACGGACGAACGGGAAGTGCTTGAAGATCATCAGTGCCATCAACTCAAGCTGCGCTGTGTCAGCGTACTTCGTGGACTTGCTGGTCTTGTAGTCCACCACCCGGGCGATGCCCTTCTCTTCGTTGATGATGAGCAGGTCCGCGATACCCCGGCACCACACCGTGCTGTCCCTGAATCCGCAGGGATTGAATTCCTTGGTCAACCCCATCTCGTACTCGCAGTACTTCGTCCCAGGCAGCGAACGAAGAGCGCTTAGGTGTGGCTTCGTGAAGCTGAACTCTGGTGGTAGCTCGACACCATCCCGCATGAAGTTCTCTGCCGCTGTGTGGAAGTTCTTTCCGTACAACGTAGCCTCAGTGTGTTCGGGCTCCTTGAAGTTCTTCGCTACCTTGATCTCGTAGAACTTTTTTGGACAAGTCTTGAAGGACTTGAGGGACGAGTAGGACCAGGGTCCGGGCAATGTCATGACGAGCGCGGACGGGCCGAAGGCCCGTTCTCCATGATGGCAAGTACACCCTGAAGGATACGCACTTCCACGCCAAGATGCAAGGCCGCTTCGCTCGCTTCAGCGTACCGGTGCTCAAGGCACAGGTCATGGATCTGTTTGGTGAACCGCTCGATGGTGATGAGCGGCATAGCGTAGTCGTTGAGGTTCTCGTTCATGCTTCCCCGTAGTTCCGGCCTATGCCGGATTCGCAGTTGATCGGACAGCCTTTGGCCCAGTCAGGCACCCACCGC